TTTAATGTAAATGTTATTGTTAAAACTTCTGTAGCAACAAACACACCACTAAACAATATGTTTTCAGAACGTGGCACACCAGGAGTATCTTCAATATGCTCACAAGCAACTGATTGGTTCATATCTTCTGTACCAATAGTCTTAGCTTTATCCCATTGGGTAAAACTTCTCATAGTTGTTTGTAAGAACTTATTTCCTTTTTTAACTGCTAATACATATAGAAAATTAGGTGGTAATGGTGCTTTCTTGTTTTTAATCACAAGTTCACACTCAAACTTTTCTGCTGTGTTACGTGAACCAATTAAAGATAAAGCTTCTGATGCCCAACGAGCAAAGTCGTCTTTAATGTTATTTGTATTAGTTAATCCGAGATTTCCTATTACATCTCCTATAACTCTATTTAAAGATACTTTTTGATTCATCTTATAATATTTTTTCTATGTAAGTGTCCGATGCCTTTCTTCCATATTTATCTAAACTAATGTCAAGATAATCAAACCCATTATTTACTTTCTCCATATATTGTCTTTTATATTTTATGTCAGTCTTAAATCTATAATGTCTATACTTCTTTCCTGTATCCCAAAATATAAAATACCAATATCCGTTTTTGTTTTCTAATTTTTTAACCTCTCTTATTATTTTACCATTTACTCTTTTAAAACTATATGTTCTTGCATTATATCTTATCATATAAGTTTTAACAACTCTTAAAACCCCAAAGTGATTATACAATCTAAAAGAATAACCATTAATCAAGTTATCAAATACTTTTGATAAATACAAAGATACTATCTTATAAAATTCTCTATAACTAATAACTCTTTTATTATCTTGTTTATCAGTTATTTCTTTTAATCCTATTTTGATTTCTTCTCTACAATCCTCATAAATACCTCGCAAGGTAATTCTATTATGATTATCGTATAGGCTCGTTGTCTTGTCTTGCATTACTTAATTCGTCTGTAACAGTTTTTAAACTCATACCCAACTCTTTTGTTAGAATATTCGTAGTAACATAATCATACAAAGCCAATGGCATAGGATAAGCATCTTTAGCCGGATCGTAACAAGCACTAACACAGCCTGATGTAGCAAAGCTAAATACTTCTGTAGGGTCTTCAAATACTCCACGAATATTAACATACTCTATATCTTCATCATTTTTTGTGAGCATAAAGTATAAGTTATTTCCTACCAAATAAGCACGACTTATTAATTGTCCATACTTAGTTTCTTTTTTATAATTAACTACGTCAGGATGATTAACAGTAAACGAATCTATCTTATTAATCTTACCAACATAAGTCAATGCTCTTAAATCAGGAAACGACATTGTTTTTGGTATAGTAACCTTTTTAACTTTACAACCCCATTCAATAGGTGGACATTGTGAATCAGCAGCATCTACTTCTTCCAACGGAACAACTCCTAAGTCTTGAATTAATGTTGGGTCTATTTGTTTACCATTATCAGTAATCTCCAACATACCTTTAGCCCTATAACCATTAATCCAAAATTGTATTTGTTTAATAGTTAGTATCTCACTATTAGAAGAACTTTGACCTGCTCTTGCAATGTTCCTAATGTTATATGCGTATTGGTCTAATGTAATCATCTTAAAAATATAAAAAAAGGGCGGACATTATATGCCTGCCCCTTTTATTATTAACTAATACTATTAATTAAGTGTTAATTAAAGTAGCAATCGCTGCTCCAGTAGTAGCATCTACATACAAATAGATTTCTCTTGCAGTAGCACCAACTGAATCAATAAATGGAATTTGAGCCTCAGCTTGTAATTCAATTCTTACTGTATCGAAAGTTGCTCTATCGATGTCAGCTTCAGCAACACCTTTATCTCTTAAATCATCAGGTTGTCCTTCAGAATAAACAGTTTGAGTAGTTGCAACAGCAATAGTACCAGCAGCACTATCAGTCCAATCAACTACAACAATACCTCTTTTATCATCTCCATTTTGAGTAACAGTGATTACACCTAATGCACTTGTTGCAGAAGCAATAGGAGAATCGATACCAGCAACAGCATCGATTAAACCTGCAATAGCAGACGCTATATCAGCAACAGCAGTAGCACCAGCTTGTACTGTATACACAAAAGACTTTCTGAAAAATTGTCTTGATTCTAAGTTTGAAGTAAGAGTTAATCTGATTTGATCTCCAACTGCATAAGTACCCGCTAAGGTAATTTCAGAATAACCAGCAGCACCAACTGCAGGTGAAATAGAAAGAGCAGAAACTAATTCTGATTTTTTAAATTTTAAAGATGGAGTTAAATCAATAACACCAGCTGTTAAAGCAGGTACGTGTCCAATTGGCGCAACTGCTGTGAAATAATCTCGTCCTAACATGACTTTTAGATTTTAATAAGTAAATAAATTATCTAAATGTAATATTACTAATTTTTAAGCGAAAACGTTTAAATATAGGTAATTTACTTTCAGATTTTTCTTGTTTATTTTCAACAACCTCTTTATTCTGTTCGATATTCTTTTCTACTTTAACCTCTACAGGTTTGTTTGTTGCCTTTGGCTTTTCAGCTTTAGGCTTTTCCTGAGATGTTAAAATAGCATCAATAGCTTCAGCTTTTTTGAGTTTGTATAAATTTAATTTTTTGAATACAGATAGCTTACGTAGTTCACCTACTTTCATAGCTTCTAATTCTTTTCTTGTATAAATTTTCTTAGCCATAATATTTTAGTTTGATTCGTTACTTTCTGATTGAGCTATTTGATAACCAAGTTGATCTTGTAGTGTTCCTAACATCATTTCTACTGCTCGTCTAACTATTTCCTCGTGTACAAATTCTGGTAATTCACAATTAACATTATTTGCCGGGGTAATCTCATCATTCAAGACATCAACAGGTTTCTTTAAATATTTTAAATTTAAATTACTTGGAGAGGTAGTTGAATATATTTCTATTAAACGATTAGTACCATTATGATATTGGATATATGCTGGATTACTATCATCATTTTTATTAAATGGATCATTCTGATTTTCAATTATATTTTGTAATTGTTCAGCTTTAATAGTACGCCACACAAAACCACTACCACATTTATCAGGAAATAAACCACTAAGGTCAATCACAAACATAAACTTATTTATCGCATCTAAATCAATAGTGCTTACATTAGTGTACGTTTGTGCCTTGACAATAGTTGATAACGACTCTCTTCCACGTTCAGTAACCTCAAAGATTTTATGTTCATTCTCAACAAAATCTGATTGAGCGAAATTTAAATAAATATCTTTTTGCTCTGGACTAAACCAAGGTGCATTAGCTTTATCTAAAAGCTCATCACATCTTTCGTGCATTTGAACAATATTCATCTTACTTTAGTTCTTTACGTATTGAAGGAATTAAATCATCGTTGTTTTTTAACCAAGATAAAGCCATCTCAAATGATGTACCTATAGTTTCACCTCTAAACGAATAAACGCCATTTACTTTACCAAACACCTCTTTATCAATTCCAAGATGTAAAAGTTCTTTCAATTCCCTTTCAGGACTATTCCATTCAGAAATTACTAATTCAGGATTAACTTCACATTTTTCATATACTGCTCTCTTGATAACAGATTCAGTTGTTCCCGGTTTAATTGGAACTAACAATACTCTTGCAAACAACTCTAAGTTTTTACCTGCAAGTTCTTTTACAATAGCATTTGCTTCTGCCTCTTTATCTTTAAGAGTAACATAATCAATCGAAGCTTCTTCGACATTATGTAGTGTTAATACTGAGTTACCACCTTTTGCAAAACGTGGATGAAATTTTAATTGATTAAAGGTTAAACGATCATTATCGTTTTCCATATTCAATGTAATGTTCTTTGTAATACGTAACACCTTATTATTACCATACATATCAACGTAAGGTCGTGGTATTCCATTTACAAGATAATCTCTAAGCGTAACGCTTCCTGTCTTTTTAGGGTTTCTTAAGCGAACCTCTACAAGCCCAGTAGTAGGAGCTCCATTAAGAAGCTCCTTTACTTTGGACTTTGAAACTGTATCTAATGTTTGTTCCATAAATTAATATTAAGCGAATAATAATTGACCACAAGATAATGGATTTCTAACTATCATTCCTGACTCACATAAGTACTCTACTGAGAAAGCATCTCTTGAGTTAGCAGCTTTCATTGACTTTTGGTCAAATGGGTCTACCATACCAGGAATATATTTAGCAATCATACCTCTATTGATACCACCTGCACCTTTAACTTTTCTTTCGATGTTAGAAACACCGTTAGTAGTTCCTTGGTTTAAGAATACCATTCTTGATGATTCTTTTGGATAACCAGTTGCAGGGTCGATGTTGTTACCGTGTAAGTGTGGATCATCGAATAATGGGTTGTGAGCTAAAGTAATTTTAGTTCCTAATGCATTATAAGTAGTGAAGTTTACACCTAACTCTTGCTCTTTACCAGTAGCAGCGTTGTAAACTAAGTTACCACCCGGCATTACTAAATCTTTCATTGCTCTGTGGAAAGATACTTTACCAGCAGTTCCTGTGTGAACAACCCAAGAAGCATTTTGATTACCAGTGTTTAAAGATAATTGAGCTATAAAATCAGTAATTCTATCTTCAGTTAATTGACCACTATAAGTATCAGTGTTAGCAGAATCGATCTGTGCTAATACACCATCACCTTTAACGATAGCTCTACCTTGTGAATCGAATAAAGTTGGATTACCATTTAAGTCCATAGTACTTCTTCCATACCAAGACTCTAATTCTTTTTGGTACATGAACTCATCACGACACATTACTTCATCAGTAAAGAACCATAATCTTTGTCCATTGTTCTCAATCCAAGTAACATCTGTTAAAGCACTACCAGAAATACTGTGTGATTTACGAGAAGTTGTTAAGTGGTTGATATACCAATCAGGATATACGTGATTTTCGTATCCTCTATCAGAACCTTCAGGGAAAGAGTTACCAACTGTACCAACAGCTAAACCTGCAGCAAAAACACCACCAGCAGTATCCATAACAGCGTTAGGATCGCTTGAAGCAATTTTGAATGTATATGTGTAACCACCTGCAGAAATAATTGGCTCTGCCATAACGTGACCAATGTTGCCATCAGCAAACAATACATCATCGTTAGGGTTTAAATAGTTCTCTTCAAATTCAACTGTAAAAGTAGAACCATTAGCACCGTTACCATTTGATACACCTGTTTGAGTAGAAGGTCTGTTAAGACGACCAATGATAGTCCATCTAAACGCATTCTCGCCAATCATTTCTTCTTTAGCGAATTTGTTTGTACCATCTACAAAATAATTTAATGAATATTGCGGATATTGTTTAATTAAAACACTCGCAATTTCAGGATACTTTAATAAGTTAGCAGTCAATGAGTTTGACTCTACAGTATCCTTTCCGTATGTTCCTTTATGAAATCTCATTTTTAGTTAAAATTAATAATTAAGTTGATAAAAATTTACTTGGGTTAAACCCATCTTCATCACCAGGTCCTTTAAATCTTTCTGAACTTGATAATGTTTCAGGATTTTGTAATTCATCCAAAAACTCTTTACGTTCTTCATTCTTACCTTTATTGTAAAAACTCTTAGTTATAACATCTCTGTTTTTCCATAACCAAGAAGCTTCAACAAGGTTTTCATTGTTCATCGTAACTTCGTTTAAGAATGTTCCACTCGTAATGTATTTCAAATGCTCTTTGCGTACATTAGACAAACCAGCTTCATCTTTAGCAATCTTTAGTCCATACATTGTATCGACACCATTCATATACTGCTTAAGACTTTCTATACTTTCTTCTCTTTCTTTTTGAAGCCTTGCTTCCTCTTGTTGAGTAGAACGTATATGGTTATCTCTTTCTTTCGCTATAGCATTATCAATACCTTTACGAATTTTTTTTGCCTCAATATCTATCATCTGATTATCGATGTATCTATCTACAGCGTTTTGAGCTTCCTCGTCAGAAAACCCTTGTCGTTTGAATGATTCTAAAAGTAATGCTTCATCACTTAAATTTCTAAATTGATTAAGCCTACTTATTTTATCATTTTCAATATTATTATGTTTGAGTTCTTTTAACTCATTGTTCTCTTGTTCTAATTCTTGTAATTGCTTTTTAAGTTCTTTAACACTTGTTGCTTCAAGTCCTAATTCTTCTCGCAATACATTATAAGCATCATCTACACTTATAGTTTTTGTTTCTTGTTGTGGTGGTGTTTGTTCATTATCCTCAACAATAGTTTCTTTGTTCTCGATAGTTTCTGTTTCTTCTTCTTTTAGAAATTCACTACCAACATCTTCTTTAGGATTATTCATATCATCCCAAGACATAAAATTATCTTCAACTGTTTCAGTTTTATTTTCTGTTTCAGTTGGTTCACTAACAAGACTATCAGTCATTGTAGTATCTTCTTGCATAAATGAAGTTACATTTAAATCAAGATTGTTTTCAGTTTCCGTGTTCTCTATTTGAGTTTCTTCTGTCATATATAGTATTTATTGTAACAAATATACAAAAAAAATTATTCTTCTACTTCATTTGCTTCCATAGCACCCTCACCCATAGCATTTTGCAAAGCAATTTGGTCTAATTGATTATCCCTATCTTGTTCTTCTTTAAATGCTCTTTGGTCTAACTCTTTATTGAAGTTATCACTTTCAGCACCTACTTTCATACGAGCAATCTCTAAATCTGTTTGAGATTTTAATTGAGCAACTTGTAACGGTATCTCAATTTTCTTAGCTTCAATTTGATTAGATTGTTCTTGTGCAGCAACTCTTCTTTCTTCAAGTTCAGCTTGTTGTGCTTGTACTGATTGTAGTCCAGCAGTTATAATAGCTTCTGTTTCAGCACTATTATCTGCGTTAAGAGATTTAATCATAGTAATAGGGTCTATACTTCCGGTAGAAGCAAGACGTTCCATCATACCCATCATCTTCTGTTGTTTAACATTCTCTTTAGCACTATTCTCTACAAAGATACCAAGCTCGTCTAAAGCAATACTCTTATCGATTTTAAATGTCTGCATACCTGTATCTCCAAATATGTTTGCCATTCTTCCCTCATTACCCCAAGCTATCTTCATTAAATCAGCAAGGTCTTGTAATACATCTCCAACAATCATATAGTGCATATCAAATAATGGAGCAGTAATTAAACTTGATTGCATTACATTTCTTTCTGTAACCCCAACTAAATCTCCTGACTTTTGAATACCACTACGAGCAGCATTAATACCAGTTAATCTATCGGCAGTTTCTTCAAGCATATATTTTAGGTTAATCATCTGACTAACACTTTGACTTAATGTAAAGTCTACTTGTTGAAACTGATTAAATGAAGATGGAACTCCCTCTTGTGCAGAATTGATTAAGATAAGCCCACTATTTTTAGCGTGATAAAATACATCATCTAAAGGCATTTTCTTTGGCTTCTGACTTACATCATAAACAACAGCCTTACCACCACTACGAGATAAAGCAACCTCTATATGATACATCACTATATTAACAAGTATCTGTATATTCTTTAACGCATCTACTACAGAAACAGTAGAACCGGTAAAAGCATTTCTTATAACGCCATGATAGCTTAGTGTTGCTTTAGTATAATTTTCTTCGTGTCTAACTTGATTAGGTTTAACACCCCAATCAACCAACATATCATCACCTATCTTTGTAGCTCTACGTATTTCTGTTATAACTCTATCAACAATCTTCTCTCCTTTCTTTGGTTTGTAGTTTTCCTTTACTCTTTTGTAATAAGGATTTTCAGAATCATAAGGATTATCAGATACTTTAAACTTAACAGTTTTTAAACTTTTCCATTCGGCATGTATTACTGAAACTTTAACACCATTTTCTTCTTCATCGTAATAAAAAGAATTGTATAAAGTATAATCAGCAATAGCTTCTCTATTATTTCTTTCTTCTATTTCTTCTAACTTCTTAACTTGTTCTTTGTTTAGCTTATGCCCATACTCATCCAACACTTCATTTATAGTGTACCAATCTTGATGCCCAGCATATCTACTATCTTTTAAAGTTTCAACTTTAGAATTATGGTCATATATCATTTTACGAGGGTCAATCCTTTCAACAAAAGGATCTCCATTCTTGATAAAGGTTCTATAAAATTCCTTAGAAGTTATACCCATATCATAGAAACCTCTTTTAAATACATTTTTTAAATCCCACTTTTGTATTAAATAACGAAGTCCAGTATCAGCCATTTCCTCAACAGCAGTTCTGAACTTCATTGTCATAAACTCTTCAACATCTTTTGGAACTTCTCTACCTAAATCTTCATCAGGAATTTCCATTCCTATTGTTTCCTCTATCTTTCTTCTTAATGGTCTTAATATTGTTTCTGCTGCCACTTGCATTTTTTCTTCATTCTTCTTTCTAACAGCATTCTTATTAACAACATTAACAGTAAAAGAAAGTTCTTGTGA